AGGAACGGTAATGGTCTTCAAAACCATATGCTTGGTGTCCATAGCCAGGTTATTCGGGTTCGATTCCTGACACCCCCGCCAATTTAGTATAATATATTTCTCATTTTTTTCATTTAATTGATATTTATATATGAAAAGTAGTAAGTTTATTATTTTACATAATATAAAATTTGGAGAATGAAAATGGCAGAATTATTAGAAGCTAATGACATAATGTTTACACCCTTTGAACCAAAATTACAAAATAGATTTGTATTTTCGGTAGAAGGTATTCCATCATATTTAATTAAAACATCAGGAAGACCAAAAATTGCATTTGAAGAAGTTGAATTAAATCACCTGAATGTAAAAAGATATGTTAAAGGTAAAGGAGCTTGGGAAACATTAGACATAACTTTATATGACGCAATTGTACCATCATCAGCACAAGCAGTTATGGAATGGATTAGATTATCACACGAATCGGTAACTGGTAGAGATGGATACTCAGATTTCTATAAAAAAGATTGTCAGATTCAAGTATTAGGACCAGTTGGTGATATTGTTGAAGAATGGACATTGAAAGGTGCTTGGATTACTAATGCAGACTTTGGTTCATTGGATTTTTCTACAAATGACCCAGTAGAAACATCTGTTACACTTCGTTATGATTACGCAATTTTACAATTTTAATTTGTAAAACATACATTGATTAAACCCTCGATAAGAAAAGTTGAGGGTTTTTTCATTTTGTATATATTTATATATGAATTAAAGTTATAGAGGTTACAAATGGAAACATTCAATGAAATAATAGAAACCGTACTCACACATGAAGGTGGTTATGTTAATGACCCGACTGATTTAGGTGGTGAAACAAAATACGGAATAACAAAGAAGTTTTATCCAAGTGTTGATATTAAAAATCTAACAAAAGAACAGGCAAAAAAGATATATCATCAAGATTATTGGAAACCTGCAAAATGTGATGAAGTTCCCCTACATTTAAGACATATTTACTTTGATATGTGTGTCAATTTTGGTAGACGGGGAGCAGTAAAAGTGTTACAGAGAGCAGCTAACTCAACAATAAAAGACAAACTTGAAGTAGATGGTGGTATAGGTTCAAAGACATTATCAGCAATACAAAAGTTAAGTATTGATAGGGTTAGAGCATACAGAGTATTAAGATTCGCAAATTTAGTAATAAAGAAACCCGAACAAGAAAGATTTTGGGTTGGTTGGTATCGTAGAGCAACAGATGTTTAGGAGAATTTAAAAATGGCAGACGAACAAAAATTTCCAAGTGAAGTAATTGATTTACCAAGTGGGGGCAAAATATATGGAAAAGATAGTCCACTTTCATCAGGTAAAATAGAAATTAAGTATATGACAGCAAAAGAAGAAGATATTCTTACATCACAAAATCTTATTAAAAAAGGTGTTGTAATCGATAAACTATTGGATGCACTTATTCTTACAGATGGTGTTAATTCAAATGATTTAATATTAGGAGATAAGAACGCTATTATGGTAGCAGCTCGTATTCTAGCGTATGGACCTGAATATATATGTGAAATAACAAATCCAGAAACAGGAAATCCATTTGAATATACATTTAATCTTGCTGATTGCCCATTTAAAAGTCTTTCAAATGATATAACAGAAAATAATTTTGAAGTTGAGTTACCGGTATCTAAAGTTAAATTAACATTTAAATTATTAACAGGAAAAGATGAGAAATCAATTGATTCTGAACTTAAACAATTAAAAAAACTTGGTAGTCAAGTATCACCTGAACTCACAACACGATTAAAACATACAATAACATCAGTAGATGGTAATAGTGAACGAAATGTAATAAGAAATTTTGTTGACAATATGTTGTCAAGAGATTCATTATTCTTACGAGGTGAAATAAATAAAGTATCACCCGATATTGAACTCGAACAAGAGATCGAGATTGGGGGTGAGATGGTCAAGGTAGATATACCTATGACCACTAACTTTTTTTGGCCTGACGCCACAGCATAAACCACAAATACACGAAGAAATATTCCAACTTATATATTATGGTCAGGGTTTTACACATGTTGATGTATATGAGATGCCTGTTTATCTGAGAAAATTTTATCATAGAAAATTATTTGATACTAAAAAAGAAGAACAAAAACAGATGGATAAAGTATCAAATAAACAAGGACATTCACCCAAAACACCACCACCACCCAAGAAAATAACATCTAAATACAGACGATAATTTTTTGTAAATCTGATATTTATATATGAGTTATTACATTTTATAATGGAGAATAGACAATGTTAAAAAAGAAATCATATATGAATAAAGAAAACATCTTAGCAGAAGGATTTTTTAGTAAATTGTTTAAAGTTTTAAGTTTAAGTAAATCTGATGAAAACAAATTAAAAAAATCTAAAAAAATAAGAAAAAGTTTATTTGATTTAAATAATGCACAATCTAATCTTGAAAAATCATTAGAAGATTTGACAGGTGATAAAGTTAGTTTAAATAGATATTCATTAAAGGATTTTATATAAAATGGCTCAAGATATTAAAACATTAAAAGAAACTCGTAGTTTATTAAACGAAATTAAATCTACATTGACAGATGTAAACGAAGGTTATAAAAATATTAATCGTTCTCAAAATAAGGGTTTACAGGATTATAAAAAAATATTAGAATCGTTACTAAAATCAGGTGAATTAGATAGGCGAAATATAGCTAAACGAGGTGACTTAATCAAACAATTAGTTGATGGTAATGTAGATTTAACAAATATAGCATCTAAACGAGCTGAAATCCAGAAAAAAATGGATAGGGCAGCTACCAGAGGATGGAAAAAAGCGGAGAAAGGATATAAAGTTGATTTAAATATATTAGACTCAGCTGAAAGTAGATTAAAAACACAAGAATTAACCGAAGCTAGTTTATCCGCAGCTGATGACTTAAGTGGTGGTATGGCTTCAAAAGCTAAAGAGTTTGTTAATGTTATGAAAGCTAACCCATTAATAGCAATATTGACAATTTCAGTAGCAATATTAAAATCATTTTCAGACAATCTTGATAAAATAGGTGAAAAATTTGGAGCTATAGGTGTAAAAGATTTTAGTCAAGATTTAATGGCCGCAGATGCTGAAATGGCTAAGTTGGGTTATGATACTGGAACCGCTGCTGATATGGCAGAAAAATTATCATCTGAATTTGGTATTGGTTTCAAAGAAGCTATTAAATTAACACCTGAAATCGCTGATATGTCAAAGGCATTAGGAATGTCAACAGATGAAGGAACAGCATTAATTGGTATTCTTGGTGAAATATCAAATCTATCAGCAGAAGAATCAATTGAGTTAGCTAAACAAACGGAATTATTAGCAAAAGCCAATGGAGTAGCACCAGGTGCTGTAATGAGAGATATAGCAGCATCATCTGAAACAATGGCTAAATTTACAATGGATGGTGGTAAGAATATAATGAGAGCTGCTATTCAAGCTAAAAAATTAGGAACAAGTTTAGATAAAGTTGCGGGTATAATGGATGGTATGTTAGATTTTCAAAGTTCTATTGAAGCTGAAATGAATGCATCAGTAATGATTGGAAGACAACTTAATTATCAGAAAGCTCGTGAATTAGCATTAAATAATGATATTGTAGGTGCTATGTCTGAAATAGTATCACAACTTGGTAGTGAAGAAGAATTTAATAAACTTAATGCATTACAAAGAAAAGCACTCGCTGATTCAATTGGTGTTGGTGTTGATGAATTGGCTAAATTTGTTGGGAAAGAAAAAGAATCGGTAACATTAGCTGGTGAATTGGGAAAACAACCAGGATTTGAAGAATTGGTTGGTAAGGAAGCATTATCTTCTATGGCACAAACGCTGGGAACATTAAAATCTATAGGAGCTGAATTGGTTACTGTTGTGGGACCAATATTAAATGTGATTGTTGATACTGTTAATTTAATTCTGATACCATTTATATTCATAGCTGATTTAGTAGGTAAGGTAACGGGAGCTTTTGCCAACTGGGCCAATCAGCTGGGTCCAGTTTCATATTTGTTAAAAGGGATAGCTTACGTAATGGTTTTACTCGCTGGATACGGAGCATATGCTGCATTATCTATGATACCTGTTGTTGGGCCCGTTTTAGGAGCTATAGCAGCTGCAGCTATTATTGGAAAAGGATTTGGTGCAATATCTAAAGCAGGTGATATGATTTCACCAGCAAAAGGTAAAACACAAGTTTCAACTAAAGAAGGTGGTTTGTTTGAAATGAGTAAAAACGATGATTTGGTAGCTGGACCTGGAATTGCTGGTACAGGTGGAGGTGTAAA